CGAGAGCCTGGCGGCCCTGCGCCGCAAAGTCTGGGACCTGGCCACGGCCGGCACTCAGGGCGGCGGTTCACTGGACAACTTCCTCAAGACCAATGAGAAGTCGCTGAATGTGCTGTTCAAGAACACCGGCCATCTCAACGACCTCAAAACGCTGGCTGACCTGCAGCGCCGCGTGAACGCCTTTGCCGACGTGACAGGGCAGATTCCTGCCTTCGATTCGCTGGACGAGTCGATGAAGCGCCTGTTTGGCTCGGGCATCCAGTTCCTGACCACCACGATGCGTGAAGCGGCCGTCGGCCGTATCAACCCCCAGACCGGCGCCCTGGCCGTGCTGCTGCGCTTGACCGGCTCGATCGAAAACCAGCTGTACCAGCGCATTTTCACCAAGGCCCTGGAGGATCCCGAGTTCGCCAAGAGCATCGTGCGTGTCGGAACTCCGACAGATGCCAAAAAATTGGCAGGCAAGCTGCAGGAAATTGGCATTTCTCCGACAGCCTATGTGCCCCGTGCTGCGCGGACCACGGCCCTCGAGGCAACCGACCTGCTCAAAGAAGAGCAGCCCGTGCCTACCCAAGCAGCAGCCAGGCCTGCCGTACCGGGGACCGCGGCTCAGATGCTGCGCCAACTGCCGCCCGCCCCGCCTGCCCGGGGCGTGCCCAACCTGCGCATGGGGCCGCCGCCCACGCCGCCGGCCGCACCGCAGCCACAGCTGATGTACCCGATGCTGTTCCCCAATGACCCGATCAGCCAGATGCTGCAGCAGCGCCAGCAGCAGTTACAACCCGGAGCCCGATGATGGAAGAGCTCATTGCCATCCTGTTTCTCAGCCGTGAGTTCGCCCACCGCCGCCACCTGGCCGTCACAGGCCCGGGCAGCTTTGCTGCCCACTCCGCCCTGGGCGGCTTCTACGACGACATCGTGGACAAGGCTGACGCGATCGCTGAAGCCTACCAGGGCCGCCACGGCCTGATGGACGAGATCCCGTACAAAACCGGACCGGTTGGCAAGCGCACCATCGCTGCTACCGCCACGTGGCTCGAGAAGCAGATGAACCTGATCGAGGAAATGCGCTACGACGCCTGTCCCAAGTCGGAGACCGCCATCCAGAACCTGATCGACGAGGCCGTGGCCACGTACCTGTCAGTGATTTACAAACTTCGCAACCTGGAGTGACCATGAAAGAAAAGCCCGTGTGGGACAAATCGCGGCCCAAGGACCTCGGCCCTTCCAAGAAGCTCACGCCTGCCAAGAAGGCCAGCGCCAAGGCAGTAGCCAAGGCCGCCGGCCGCCCCTACCCCAATCTTGCGGACAACATGCGCGCTGCCCGCAAGAAGTGATTTCGCAGTTGCCATCTACGCCTAAGGCAGGGGCTGATCTCCACCTCTGATGGCATTTGGGCCCGGGTCCGGCTCCGGGCCCTTTTTTGCGTACTCCTCAACGCGCCGCCACCACTTGTCGCGGTAGCCGTCAAACTCCCGGCCCACCGTCACGAATTCCTGCGCTTCCCCGTCCTGGGCCATCATCATGATGACGCCCTGGTTGATGTCGGTGCCGTGCTGCTTGTTGTGGGCCTCGGCATACGCTGCCAGCTGCACAAAGTAGTCCTCGATCCACGCACGCTTTTTCATCTTGTTCGTCTGCTTGAAGTCGATGATCGAAGGCTTTCCCTTGTAGACGCCGATGCAGTCAGAGGTGCCGGCGTAGCGGCCTGAGTAGAGCAGCGGAATCTCCGTGCCCCAGACCTCCTGCACATCCGGGAAGAAGCGCTCGATGAGCGCGTAGCCCATGCGGTAGCCCTTGATCTGCAGCCAGGTCCTGGGCGTCTCCAGCGGCCGGTTGAGTAGCAGGCGCTCGACCACTGAGTGCATGTGCGTGCCCACCGTGGCCGCTTCGTTCTTGATCCGCTCGGCCTCTTCTATGCCCACCCGTTGCGCCCACTCCTCCAGGTGCGCGCGGTCCTTGGTTGCTGACAGGATGGCCGTGACGCTCGGGACGGGGTCCGTGCCATCGAGCGTATAAACGCGGCCCGTGGGCAGGTCCAGGCGCTTGAGCTTGGGGTAGACGAACTTGTTTCTGATCGGGACGAGCTGCATTATTTGATCCACTCCTTGAGTTCCTCGCCCAGAACGGCGTTGGCGATGTTGATCTTGTTGCGCAGGGCCTTGACGATGTGCTCGTCAACGGTGCCCGGGCTGATGAAATCGATGTAGGTCACCTTGTTGGTCTGGCCGATGCGGTGTGCCCTGTCTTCGCTTTGCAGTCGCACCTCCAGGTCGAAGTTGTTGCTGTAGTAGATCACCGTCTTGGCGGCCGTGAGCGTCAGGCCGTAGCCACCGGTGCGGGGGTTGCCGATGAAGAATCGGAGATCATGGTTCGGGTCCTGGAAGTTGGTCACGATCTCCTGGCGCACCTCCGCTTCGGTGTCGCCAAAGTAAGTGGCCACACTGGTCATGCCGTACTTCTCCTGCAGCGCCAGCTTGATGTTCTCGATGTCGCGGCGGTAGTTGGCCCAGATGATGACCTTGCCGTCGAGCTCCTCGATCTGCGCCAGCAGCTCGTTGACCCGGTTGCTGGGAATATCCACCTGCCGGCCGTCGTCAAGTTTGATGTGGCCGCAGCAGATCTGGTGCAGGCGCATGATCTGCGTGAGCGCGTTGTTGGTGGTCATCATGGAGCCGTCCTCCAGGATGGACAGGGCCATGAGCTTCATCTGATCGTAGTACCGCTTCTGGTCCGCCGTGAGCTCAATCTCGCGGCGCACGAACACCTTGTCGGGCAGATCCAGGCACTCCTCCTTGGTCACGCGGAAGGCAAAGCGGTTGAGCTTTTTCTGCAGCTCATCGAGGTGGCGGTAGCCGACAATCTGCTTGAATGTGTGGGTGGGAAGTTTGCGTTCGACGAGGACCGCGTACCGTGCTTGGAAGGCGTAGAAACTGTGAAAGCCCAGACAGTCAGGGCCCAGGAATTCGCACTGGCTGAAGAGATCGAGCGGGCTCTTGGTCACCGGCGAACCGGTAGCGATGCGGCGGTACAGCGCTTCCTTGCCGACCTTGACGATGCCCTTGGTGCGCTTGGCCGACGGCGTCTTGATGGTGGTGCTCTCGTCGATCGCCATGAAGGCATTGGTCACCCGCAGGAAGGTGCGTGCAAAGGACAGGCCCTTCTCGGTGCTGAACGCCTCGATGTTCATGACCAGGATACGCAGCTTGTCCACGCTTTCGAGCATCTGCTCCATCTCCAGCTTCTCGGCTTTGCGCGGCGTGGGCAACCAGCAGGCCATGGCCACCTGGATGTGCTCTGGCATGTGCTTGGGTATCTCGGATGTGTACCAGTTGCGATACACGCCCTTGGGTGCTACGATGAGGACAGAGTTGATCCTGCCTTTGTCGTAGAGCATCGCCGCATTGTTGATGAGCATGAAGCTCTTGCCAGTGCCCATCTCTGCGAGAACCGCGACCTCTTTGTCTTCCCAGAAGCGCTGAAGGTACGCCGCCTGGTGGGTAAAGGGCTTGTTCTTGAAGGGGTAGTGGTTCAAAAAATAGTCCATTGCTTTCTTCCTTTCTGCAGGGTGTTGACAACCCTGGAAAGTAGTGTACACTAAACGCACGTTTTGAGAAAGGAGAGCGTAAACATGCCAACCGTATACGTTGTGCAGGAGATGCCCAATCATGATTTGGCGCCTGCGATGAAGTTCGGCGAGATGAAAGTCTTGCTGCCACCTTACACGCAGATCGCCTTCAGCACGGCACCCACCATCCGAAGCTTGCGCCACAAGCTGCGCAACTTCACAGACGAGGACTATCTGCTGCTTGCAGGTGATCCCGTAGCAATCGGCCTGGCCTGCTCGATTGCTGCCATGTTCAACTCCGGCCGGTACACAGCGCTCAAGTGGGATCGCCGCGAGCACATGTACATCCCTGTTAAGATTGACACCACACAGAAAGGAGAAAGCGATGAGTAACCTCAATTCCATGTTCGAGGAAGATGCAGGCGCCCTGACCGTCAAGGACGAGGACCTGTCTTCTGTTGCTGCTTTGGCCAAGCGCGCCAAGCTGCTGGAAAAAGAGATCGAAGAGATCGAGTCCGTGCTCAAGGAGCGTCAGGACCAGTACCGCAAGCTGCTGGAGGAGTCCATCCCCAATATGCTCTCGGAGCTGGGCATGAAGGACTTCACGATGGCCGATGGCAGCAAGATCACTGTCAAGCCGTTCTACGGCGCGACCATCAAGGAAGAGAACCGTGCACAGGCCTACGAGTGGCTGCGTGAGAACGGCTACGACGACATCATCAAGAACACGGTATCCGTGCGGTTTGGTCGCGGTGAGGACCAACTGTGCGATACCCTCCTGAATCTGCTGCGCGAGCAAAACTATCCGGTGGAGCAATCGCAGAAGATCGAAGCTCAGACCCTCAAGGCCTGGGCTCGCGAAATGGTGGAGCGCGGCAACGCATTCCCCACAGAGCTTTTTGGCGTATTCATCGGCCAGAAGGCAACCATCAAATCAGCTTAAAGGAAAACGAATCATGAGCAAGAATCAAGTCGCAGTTAAAGAGGACAAAGAGTATGCAGTTGCCCTGGGCAACGCCTTTGAAGACGATGCCAACAGCGGCTTCGAGGGCATGGGTCAGGAAGACTTTGCGCTTCCGTTCCTGCGCCTGCTCACAAACACAAGCCCTGAGGTGGGTGTCATGGACGGCGCCATGCCGGGCATGATCATGAACACCGTCACCGGCGAACTGTTTGATGGCAAGAAGGGCATCGAGGTCATCCCCGTGGCCTACGTGCGCCAATACATCGAGTGGGCTCCGCGCGGCTCGGGCAGTGGTGCACCGATCGCCATCTACCCTGCCACCAGCGACATCCTCAGCCGCACGCACCGCGAACCGGGCGACAACAAGGACTACCTGGAAAACGGCAACTACATCGAGAACACGGCCAACCACTACGTGATGGTCATCAACAGCGCAGGCATCCCTGAGCCCGCACTGATCACCATGAAGTCCACCCAGCTCAAGAAGAGCCGCAAGTGGAACAGCATGCTGATGTCGACCAAGCTGATGGGCAAGAACGGTCCTTTCACGCCTCCGATGTACAGCCACACCTACCGTCTGACCACGCAGGCCGAGTCCAACGACAAGGGCAAGTGGTTTGGCTGGGAGATCGAGAAGATCGGACCTGTTGAGGACATGAACGCCTACGCTGCAGCCAAGTCGTTTGCCATGCAGATCAACGCCGGCGAGGTGAAGGTCAAGCACGAGCACGCTGATGGGGCCGTGGACAACGGACCTGCACCGTTCTGAGTTCTGGGGCCGAAAGCGGATGCTGTGCCACTGGGGGTTCCCGGTGGACCGGCCACAGTGCAGCGAGTAGGCCCCACCTTTTCCGATAGAGAGTTGTATGACGGACATCACCCGATTCAAAGCCATATTCAGTGGACTCGACATTGCGTATGGCACCTACAAGATCAAGGCGGAGAGAGGCGATGGCAAACAGGCAGGCCAGGCCACGGTGGTGCGCAAGCCTCCCACAGACGATCTGTGGGTCAAACATCTGGAAGGTGTAGAGCCTTCCCTGGGCATCATCCCAATCCGCGCTGACAACACATGCATCTGGGGATGCATCGACATCGATCAGTATCCGATCGACCACAAGGGCTTGGTCGAAAAGATTGCACAGTTGAAGCTGCCGCTGGTGGTGTGCCGCAGCAAATCAGGAGGAGCGCATGTCTTTTTATTCACCAAAGAGCCTGCTCCCGCACGAGATTTTCAAACGTACCTTAAGAACGCCGCTGCTCTTCTCGGGGAGGCAGGTCGTGAAATTTTCCCCAAGCAGGCCGAGATCCTCGTCGAGCGGGGCGATACCGGCAACTTCCTCAACCTCCCGTATTTTGGTGGGGACGCCGGCACAAGGTATGCATTCAATGGCGACGGTTCTGCGGCGACCCTCGAGGAGTTTTACGGCCTACATGAGGCAAACGTCCAGAGTCTCCCGCTTGAATTCCCTGAACCGCCTAAGCAGGCGGAGAACCCCATCAAAGACGGCCCGCCTTGTCTACAAGCACTATGTGCACAGGGCTTCCCCGAGGGCACCCGCAATAATGGCCTATTCAACATTGGAATCTATCTTAAGCGCGCTCACCCCAGTGGTTGGGAAGACAAGATGGTCGAGTACAACCTCAAGTACGTCGCTCCTCCATTGCCCAACAATGAGGTTCAACTGCTTATCAAGCAAGCAGGCAAGAAGGACTATCAGTACAAATGCAAAGACGCGCCGCTCAATGGTTTTTGCAACTCTGGGCTCTGCCGTTCGCGCAAATTCGGGATTGGAGCGCACGCTCCTGATGCGGCTCAGATAGCCAGCCTCTCCAAATACGCGAGCGACCCACCACTGTGGTTCCTCGATGTCAATGGCAAGCGCGTGGAGCTCGAGACCGACAGCCTGTTCAACCAGATGGCTTTCCAGAAGGCCTGCCTGGAGAAGATCAACGTCGTGCCTCCGACCCTGCGCAAGCAGGACTGGGAGCAGCTGCTCAATGCCCTGCTCAAGGAAATGGTGGAGACCGAGCAGATCACCGTGGCCAGCGAAGACACCAGCGTGGTCGGCCGCTTTGTGGACCTGCTCGAAGAATTCACCACCCACATGCAGCAGGCCCTCTCGCGCGACGAGATTCTCATGGGCCGCCCATGGACCGATGACGAAGAAGCGCGGACCTATTTCCGCATCAAGGACCTTGAGGGGCACCTGCTGCGCAACAACTTCAAGGGCCTGACCGCGCCCAAGATGGCGCAGCGCCTGCGCGACCTCGGCGGCGAGCCCATCAGCCTGTTCATCAAGGGCCGCGCCGTGCGCTGCTGGCGCATCCCGCGGTTCAACAAACAGGACGCACCGTTCGAGACCCACACCCAACGCACAGAAGGGAGCCCGTTTTGAAAAAGTGGGACGGATTTGACGAGGCCATCATTGGCCCGGCCATGGTATGGCAGTCCAAGCGACAGATCGAGGTCCTGGTCTACGACGCCGAGATCATGCGCAACATCCTGATGGCGCGCGATGGCATGACGTTCGAGGACGCGCGGGAGTTCATCGAGTTCAACATCGAAGGTGCCTACATTGGCCCGGACACGCCGCTGCTGGTCTGGCCACACGACCTGTACAGGGCGGTCAACCATGACACCGAGCATTGAGAAGGTCTTCGGGCCCCCGGGGTCTGGTAAAACCACCTACCTGTTGGGCGTCGTGGACCGCGAGCTCGAGGCTGGCGTTTCTCCTGCAAGGATCGGCTACTTTTCTTTCACCAGAAAGGCTGCCAACGAGGCCAAGGAGCGCGCGGTAGCCAAGTTCCCGCAGCTCAACCCCAAGACGGACTTCCCGTTCTTCCGAACGCTGCACAGCCTGGCCTACCACGCCCTGGCCGTCAAGGCCGACCTGATCATGCAGCCTGAGCACTACCGCGAGTTCGCCGCGCAGGCAGGCATTGAAATGGCCATCAGCACCGAGGACGACGTGGACCTGGCCAAGCCCGACAACCCGATCCTCAACGAGATCAACCTGGCGCGCATCCGCGGCATCGACCTGCGCCAGCACTACAACCAGAGCGGTCTGGATATCGAGTGGTACCACTTTGAGTTCGTCGAGCGGACCTACCGGCACTACAAGCGCTCCAAGGACCTGCTGGACTTCACCGACCTGCTGGAAATGTCCGTGAGCCAGCCCGATCGGCTGCCTTCGCTGGAGGTGCTCATCATCGACGAGGCGCAGGATCTCTCGCGCCTGCAGTGGCAGCTGGTGGAAATCCTGGCCTCCAAGGCCAAGCGGGTGTTCCTGGCCGGCGACGACGACCAAGCGGTTTTCACCTGGGCCGGGGCCGACGTGCAAAGCTTCCTGTCGTTTCAGGGCCGCATCAAGGTCCTGCAGCAGTCCTACCGCGTGCCGAGCACCGTGCACCAACTGGCCGACCGCATCGTGCACCGCATCCGCCAGCGGCAAGAGAAGAAATGGTTCCCGCGCGAGTTCGAGGGCCATGTGCACAGCTACCCCCGGTTTGAAGATGTGCCCGTGGACCGCGGACAGTGGCTCATCCTGGCCAGCACCAACTACATGCTCAATCCCATCAGCGAGTGGCTCAAAAGCCGCGGCATGCTGTTTGAGCGTGCGGGGGTACCCAGCATAGGGCCGACCGTGATCAAGGCCGTGGTGACCTGGGAGCGCCTGCGCAAGGGCCAGCCGCAGCTGGGCGCGGACATCAAGGGGTTTTTCCGGTACCTCGATCCGGACATCGTGGCCCGGGGCTTCAAGACCTTCCGCGGCGAGGACCTGGACATGTTCAGCATGGACGACCTGCTGCGCGACCATGGCCTGGCCAAGGCCCCGGTGTGGTACGAGGCGCTGGACAAGATTTCCCAGGAGCGCAGGGACTACATGCAGTCCGTTTTGCGCCACGGCACCAAGCTCTCGGAGAGCAACCGCATCAGGTTATCCACAATCCACGGCGCCAAGGGCGGGGAGGCGGACAACGTCATGCTGCTGATGGATCTGTCGCCCAAGTTTGTAAAAGATCTCCAGCGCAATGGAGATGACGTGCACCGACTTTTCTATGTCGGCGTGACGAGAGCCAAACAATCTTTGCACTTAGTGCTGCCCAAGTTTGTAGAAAAAGGATTCCGACTATGAGAACAATGCCCCTCTTCCCGACCCCCACCGAGTGGGTCGCACCAGAAACTTTCCCCAACTTATCCACAGCCAAGGAGATTGCAATTGACCTCGAAACCTGCGATCCCAATATGGAGTCTTTCGGTCCTGGGTGGCCTCGCGGTGATGGTTTCATTGTCGGATATGCCGTGGCCGTGGAAGGCTGGTCTGGTTACTATCCTGTCGCTCACGCCGGTGGCGGCAATCTGGACAAGAGGATGGTGGAGCGATGGATCAAAGACATCCTCGCCACCCCCGCCGACAAAATCATGCACAACGCCGCCTATGACGCCGGGTGGCTGGGTGCAAGTGGATTCACCATCAATGGCCGAATCCTGGACACCATGCTCGCCGCGCCGCTTCTCGACGAGAACCGCTTTTCCTACAGCCTCAATGCACTGGGCTTCGACTACCTCCAGGAAATCAAGTCCGAGCAGGGCCTCAAGCAGGCCGCAGCCGATTTCGGTGTCCATCCTAAAAAGGAGCTCTGGAAGCTCCCAGCGATGTACGTCGGCGAGTACGCCGAGCAGGACGCGGCGCTGACGCTCAAGCTCTGGCAGCACTTCAAGATCAAGATGCGCCAGGATGAGGTGGAATCCATCTTCAACCTTGAGACCGAAGTGTTCCCGGTGCTGCTGGAGATGACCCGCCGCGGCATCCGCTTTGACCGCGACAAGTGCGGCATGCTGATCGACCGGATGCGCGTGCGCGAGCAGCAGCTGATGAAGGAGATGAAGGAGCAGGCCGGCGTGAAGATCGACATCTGGGCCGCCCAGTCGATCGCCACGGCCTTCGACCGCCTGGGCATCCAGTACACCAAGACGGCCAACGGCCTGCCCAGCTTCACCAAGCAGTTCCTGGACAACCACGACCACCCGCTGGCCAAGATGATCGTCGAGGCCCGGGAGACCAACAAGACGCACAGCACCTTCCTGCAGCCGTACATGGACTTCAGCGCCAAGACTGGGCGCATCCACCCGCACGTCAACCAGATGCGCTCTGATGACGGCGGCACGGTCACCGGCCGGCTGTCCATGGCCAACCCCAACCTGCAGCAGGTGCCTGCCCGGCACGAGATCATCGGCCCGATGGTGCGCGGCCTGTTCCTGCCTGAGCAGGATGAGATGTGGGCATCGAACGACTTCAGCTCCCAGGAGCCGCGCCTGCTGGTGCACTACGCCAGCCTGCTGGGGCTGCCCGGCGCCGACAACCTGGTCGACGCCTACAACAACGACCCCAACACCGACTTCCACCAGATGGTCGCGGACATGGCCGGGATCAAGCGCAAGGCGGCCAAGACGATCGGCCTGGGCCTGATGTACGGCATGGGCAAGGCCAAGCTGGCTGCGCAGCTGGACCTGACGGGCGCCGAGGCTGACGAGCTGATCACCAAGTTCCACCACAACGTCCCCTTCCTCAAGGGCACCGTCAACGCGGTGATGAAGCGCATCGACCACCCGGCCGCCGGCGGCGCCATCCGCACGCTGCTGGGACGCAAGTGCCGCTTCCCGCTGTGGGAACCGATGGAGTGGGGCGTGAACAAGGCTCTGCCGCGTGAGCAGGCGGTGATTGAATACGGCCAGCGCATCAAGCGCGCGGGCACCTACAAGGGCCTCAACAGGCTGATCCAAGGCTCTGCCGCCGACCAGACCAAGGCCGCCATGGTGGCGCTCAAGAAGGCCGGGTTCGATCCCATCCTGCAGGTGCACGACGAAGTTGCCCTGTCGGTCAAAACCCGCGATGATGCCGTCCAGGCCGCCCAGATCATGGCCACGGCCGTCAATCTGCAGGTGCCCAGCCGCTGCGACGTGGAAGTGGGCCCGAGCTGGGGAGAAGCCAAGTGAAGATCTCGATCTGCAAGAACAAGTTTGAAATCATCCTGGAAGACGGCGATGAGAAGCTGTCCTGCAGACAAGTCTTCACGGAGATCATGCGACAGGTCTCCCAGTGGCTGCACTGGCGGCCCAAGGCATAAAAGAAAACGGCCCCTCAGGGCCGTTTTTACTGGAACAGGTTCTTGATCCGTTCCCAGAAGCTCTTGGGTTTGGGACCGTCCTCAAAGAGATCGAGCTGCTGCAGGTGGAACAGGTATTCCCCCTTGCCGCGGCCCGGCAAAAGCACCGAGACGACCTGGTTCTTGGAGGCCAGGAACAGGGCAGCCCGGCGCACGACAGAAGACGGCAGACCCGTCCACTCCGCCAGCTCCGAGGTTTTGCCCTTGTAGTCATGCGCGCGCAGGGCAGCGAGGACCGCGGCCCGTGCTTCCTCAGGCTTGACCCGGGTGGTATTCATCAGAACCACCCAAGCCAGATGCCAGTGCCGTGGATCCAGGCGATCGGGAACAGAAGTGCCCCGGCCACCAGAAATCCCCACGACGCGGTTTTGAGGCAGACCACGATGTGCGTGATCCATGACAGAAAAATCCAGCCGATCAGGGCCACGGTAAGAAGTTCTCTCATGTGTTGTCTCCAGAAACGTCGACGTACTCTGTCTTCGGTGTGTAGGGGAAAGTGACTGGCACGAGGCTTTCTGCCCCGGTGTAACAGGCACCAGTGGGCTCTCGAAACACGCGGCCTTCGATGTCATAGGCCTGGCCGTTGAAGCGGTCGGCTTGTTTGAACACACGGCTGCAGCGCTTGTTCTGGAAGACGCCGTTGCCGCATTCGTTCCATTCCCAGTCCTCGCCTGTCAGCGGGACCAGAGGCTCGAACATGGCCAGCTTCTTGAACATGTTCACCGTATAAGGCGCGGTGCTCCCGCTGTGGCCTTCGTCCGCGAATACCTTCAGCAGCTCCAGCACGTGCTTGCAGATGTCCTCTTGCATTTCGTCCTCGAACTTGCCGTCGGCATTTGTCCAGCCCGCTGCGCGGAACTCGGCCAGGGCATGTTTGTGCAAATTACTCATAGGTCGATGCTTTCAATGATGGCGTTGATGCGGCTGCACAGGAAGTCAGCCCGCTGGGTTTGGACGTATAGGCGCTCGGACAGTGCAGACTGACACGATGCCGTCCGGGCACCTTCCTCACGGGACTGCTTGGGGTAGGCCCGCAGAAACGGCGAGAGCCGTTGTTCGAGTTCCGTCATCCGCTCTTCCTGGTGCGCCAGGATTTTGTCCATGCGCTCGATGTTGACGCTGATGTTGGGCTCTTTCATGACCTCAGGACCCAGGACTCGGCCTGCACCGTGAATCTGATTGGCCTGCATCTCGCGCATGTAAGCACGTTTCTTCTCTTCGATCATGTGCTCCATGCGCTGCTGCTCGGCCTCTGGCTGCCCGTGGTATTGCTTGTACGGATCTTGGGGTGCGTAGTCCCCTGCAAGCGGATTGAGGCTCATCGTGCATTCCCCTCAAGACGGTCAGCGACCAGGGTGGCGTAGCCAGCGATATCGCGCCACGAATCCACGTGGTCAGGGTTGCCGTTGATGATGCGGCCAAGCTTGTGAACGATCATGTCAATGGCCTCGCGCTGATCAAACGCAAGTTGCGTACCCCGCTGCTCGATGTAGCCGTGCACCAGGCGCTTGAGCATCTGCATGACTTCTGCGCCGTCGATGAATTTGCCGTAGTTCTCGGCCCGCTCGTCGAGGATCGCGTCCACCTTGGCAGGGAAGTACTTCTCCACCCGCGCAGCCGCTTCCTCTGGCGTGCGCTTTGCATCGAGGATCGCGGAGCTGGCGCGCGCGTCAGCTTCATGTTCTGGCGTCGGGCCCGGCGTGGGGTCCGTAGCCGAGACGGACCACTGCAGGCCTCTGAGTGCCTTGTTGGCCTCGGCCGTAAACTCCTCATCCTTGATCCGGCGCTTGAGCTGGTAGATGCGCGACTTGTGCATGTTCCACTTGTCGGCAATCTTCTGCGCTGGCATGTTCGGGTGACTTCTGATGTAGTCCATGACCTTCATGGTCTTTGCTGCGATAGCTTTCGCCACGACTTTCTCCTTTATAAAAGTGCTTCCTCGACATCGTCGAGCTCGTTGGTTTTGGTGGCCTTTGGGAACCTCTTGGGATCGAGTCGCTCAAAGGGCCACCAGGCCTTGAGCTCTTCTTGAGACAGTGGCTTCAAGTCACTTTTTGATGATGACCCGGGCTTGTTTTGCTGAGACGACGGCTGCGACATAATCAATTGCTTTCTCCAGTTCTGCTACAGTGCATGCATCCAGTTGCGCGTCATGGATGTCCATGGCCATATTGAAGGTGGTGAGATCGGGTCCGCGCAAAATAAACTTGCCAGTCTCCGCGCCATGGCGTCCCAATTCCAACAGCGCGTCTTGCGCGGCCCGAATCTCATCCTTCCACTCACCACCGAGCGACGCC